GCTGAACTGCCTCTTTTTTTTAAAACTTAAAATTAATTACAATGCTTACTTTACCACGACCACACCTTTCCATCTCACAGATTAATCTCTGGGAGTCCGATCCCTCTGCCTACATGAAGAGGTATTTCTTAAACATTCCAGATGATCCTTCCCCGATGATGGAGTTTGGTAAACAGTTTGCCAGTGACATTGAGGACTATTGCAAAATGTCTGAATCTAATCAGATTATTACAGAAACAGACTTTAATTTTCCACCTAACTTTTTAAATAACATTTTACTATATCCTCATGTAGAGTATAAACTTGAGCATGATTTTGGAGATTTTAAATTTATAGGATATATAGACAATGCATCTCAGAACTTTGAAATTATACGCGACTTTAAGACAGGAACTGCTGCCTGGACACAAAATAGATTGGAAAATAGTTTGCAGATGAAGGCTTATAGTTTAATATTGTTTAAACAAAAATCAATTATTCCTACTTGTTTTATTGACTATTACAAGACAAGAATAAAAGGCAAAAGCATGGAGTGGACAGACGTGCATCAAACTTACCAACATACATTTTCTATGGTTGATCTTATCGAAACAGATAGTAGAATAAGGAAAGCAGCGGAAGAAATAGCGGAAGCATATGAGTTGCATTGTAATGAGGATTTAGAATCTTTAATGAAAACATATATAAATTGGGATATATACATTAAGGATTGGACAATAAAAAGAGATGAATTACGAAAGCAAATAGAGCAGCAGTTGCAGAATAGTAGGTATATGATGCAAGTTGATAATAAGATTTTAAGCTACTCTACATACCAAAAAAAATCATATACTTATAGTCCAGAAATACAAAAAAGGGAAGAAGAATTAGTAGAACACAAAAAACAAGAGGTTATTTACGGAGTAGCGACAGAGGAAACAAAGACAATTACATTACTAACGGTAAAAGACGCAAAGTGAAAGAGTATAATGCTCAAATGATGGAGATTAAAGCCTTTTGTGATGAGGTTAATACTTGGATTTCCGTTGCGCCAAGTGCTGAACACCTTGAGGAATGTGACGAGTACCTTAGACAATTATCCGCTTACTATTCACGCTACACAGTTATATCCGGAATGAACGAGTCTATATATAGCCAGTTGCTAATGATGTGCATCCGCGACATGGCAGAGGATGAGTATAAGAGAATAAAGCATTCTTCTACTTTGACTGATTACTATGTCAAAGGAAAATATCCAAAAGCTACTGCTATCTTTGAGCAATGTAGAGCAGTAAAGCAACTGTTAATTATTACCAGCGATAACTACAGGACATTATTAAGTAGCTTTAGGCAAGAAAGAATATTAGTAGGACACATGACTACTTAAAGATATTTGCAGACCTCGGGTTTAGGTGATTGTTATTTTCCCTTTGATTAAACATTTCTTTACACCTAAATGCGTCAGAGGATGAATTGGCAGCCTGGAAAGACAGGCATTTTTTAACCATATAGTTGACATCAACAAAATGATAAACAGTGAAAACATTATTAATTTGTATATTATTACAACTTGTTTTATTTATACCATTTTATTTAATTTGGAGAAACGACTGTAAAGAAATAGGCAAAGAAAATTTAGCCGTAAGTCTTAGTGAAAGATTTATTGCTTGGATATTCTACTGTCCAATTTGGCTTATTGGATTTTTTCGTTAATCCCTGTATATTATTAAATTTTTAAAATTATAAAAATGAAAGTAGAATTATTAGAAATATTTGGCAATGATGAAATGGTAGTTAATGCCGCCAGAGTTAGCTATGGCAAGGACGCAACCAATTACACCAGTGGTGAAAACAAAAGCCTAATAAATTACCTTGCCTCACATGGTCACACTTCGCCCTTTCGCCATCCACAATTACAGTACCGGATAACTTGCCCTATATACGTTGAGCGGCAGTTGTTCAAGCACCAGATAGGCTTATCTGCCAATAGTATCTCTGGTAGATACGTTGATTTTTCCGATACATACACTAAGGTAAATGTATGGAGAAAACAAAGTAAATCAAGTAAGCAAGGCAGCGAAGGTATGTTGTTTACCGATGAGGCAGAAAAAGCAAGATATATAGAAGGGCAATTAATATCTCATGCTCATAGAGCCTATAAGGCATTAATTGAACTTGGCGTATCAAAGGAACAGGCGCGTACTATTTTACCTTTAAATTTAAATACTACTTTTATCTGGACAGGATCTCTTTACGCGTACATAAATATGTTTAAACTACGCATTGACCGCCATGCCCAGGCAGAAACAAGATATATAGCTATGGAGATGCTGCATGAGTTAAAACTGACAAATAATTTTAACTTATCTTTAGAAGCGTTTCACCTATGAATATAAATGTAAACGATTTAATGAAAGCCTCTGGAAGAGAATATGACGAGGCTAAAGGTATTAGACACAACGAAAATAAACTACGCTACGACCTTTGCCCAGCGATAGCACAACGGGAATATGCGAAAGTATGGACACAAGGTTTAGAAAAATATCCAGCTGGTAATTGGGAGAAAGGATTTCCTTTTTCTGTTGTCATTGCCTCCGCTATGCGTCACCTGGAAGCAATGCGACTTGGTGAAATGATTGACAATGAAAGTGGACTTTTGCACTCTGCACACTTAATGTGCAATGCAGCAATGTTGACACAGTTTTATTTTACACATCCAGAACTAAATGATTTACAAAAACAAATAAAATGATTTTAACAGACAAGACCATCATTGACGAAATAGCAGCTGGCAACATTGTTATTGAGCCATTAATCGAGGCAAACATTGGTACTAATAGTGTCGATTTAACGCTATCTAACACTTTACTAATGTACACCGACCATATTCTTGACGTTAGGAAGAAAAACCCGTATGTCCCTTTCATTATTCCCGAAGATGGATTAATTTTAAAGCCTGGAATTCTGTACCTTGCCTCAACTGTCGAATATACGGAGACACTTCGCCATGTTCCAATAATTCAAGGCAAATCGAGTTTAGGAAGATTAGGTTTATTTGTCCATGTGACTGCAGGTTTTGGAGATGTAAATTTTAGAGGGCATTGGACGCTTGAACTTTGTTGTGTGCAGCCAGTAAAGATATATCCAGGCATGAAGATTGCACAAATTTGCTACCATGACATTTCAGAAATGCCATACACAGATTATGCAAATAAGGCAGATGCAAAGTACAAAGACCAGGGTAAAGATCCGGTAGCAAGTAAAAACTATTTAAACAGATAATCATGATGACCGAAAGAGAAAAAGAATTGTTAATTAAAATGGTTTTAAAGACCATAGTAACATTTGGCGGAGTTCTAACTTGCCTTTGGATTATTTATTACTTATACGATTTGCTATGGAAAAAGTAGAAAATAAATACATTATAATGTATGAAAATGGTCGTATTATAGAGGTTTTAGCTGATAATCTTGAAAATGCCATAGAACAGTTTAAAGAATTAAAATTAGACACAGAAAGCAAAGAGATAAGAGTATTGTCAGCATACGAAATGTACAATCAGCATAAGAAAATGTAATTGGTTAATGTGTTAATTTTAAGTTTGCCATATAGTGCGGAGAATTGCCTTCGCACTTTTTTTTTATTTTTTTTTATATTTTATGTATAATAATATTATTTATATTATATTTGTATTTATAATTACTAAAACAAAGATTATGAAAGAACCAATTATTGAAACTTATGTAGCGCAAAATAAAAGACTTCCCTATCAAATTGCTATGGGAATTTGCGCTGCCTTTATTGTTGGGTTGATTTATTCCCCAATAAGCACAAATTACAACTATACATCTTTTGTTCCTATTATTGAACGAGATACCGTTTACGTTCACAAAATTACCTCACTTACCATCCAGGGCAAAGAGGAAAAGAAGGAAATAGATGAAAGTGCATACGGATCACGCTCTTACGGTTATGAGGTGCGCAAGTTATCCGGATTACAATTAAGACAAACGCTGGAAGGTCGCGGCTTTAGAAACCTTGAAAAGGTTGACAGAGCAAAGTTAAGACGTATATATCTTGCGTATTGCTATGAAAGTATGCTAATGAATGTTCACCTTTTAACTGATTTTCCAGTAAGCATGATTTATTCTTTTTTTATTATTGAAGCTACAAGTCAAGGTATTGAAACAGACCTTTGGAGAAAACACGCAAACGCTGGTGGTGTAAAGGCTTTAAAGGGTCAACAATCAGTAACATATAAAACACGAGAGGTAATAAGAGGTAGAGACAAGTATATAAGGGCAAAGTTTATGAAAGCCGAAACAACAGAAAAAGGAATGGAACTTTGGGCTGGTGTTCTTAATTCCGGAAGATATGCAGCCTGTAAAAAGGCAAATTACAAGATTAAAGGAATTAAACTTTATGAATCAATTTGCAAGTGTGTTTACAAATCTGGTTATCACACCGATAGAGATTATAAGTTTAGAGCGACATTAATGGCCGAGTACTGGCAGATTAAAAAGGATAACTTTCCTTTAAAACAAAATTACAATGAATTTTAAATTTTAACCAATGGAAAAAAACTTTACAAACACCCAATTTAAATGGACATTTGAAAGCATATCGGACAATATTCCGACTATCATGCTTCTTACAATTGTCTTAACCTACGGTATAAATGCATATCTTACCGCTATATTTTTACCAATGGAATTTTGGTTAGCTATCATTGCTGCTTCAATTCTTCAATTAGGGCGATTTGCAGTCGTTTTCATGGACTTTCTTAATCCAACTAAAGGTAGAAGCGCTTATCCACCTAAGATAGCCTTAGGAGCAACTATAGTGGCTTTAGTAGAAATCTTTTTTGGTTTACAAGAACAATACGAAGGCGGTGAGTTTATAACCATGTTTCTTTTTGTTGGTACAATTGTAGTTTTTGGTTATCTTTTGGAAATAAACTTTGTAGACAAAGGTGTTGAAGCTTACGGAATAAACAACCAAAAAAAAACAAGAAGAAGAACACCCAGGAAACCAAAGGAGAACAAACAAACAATAGAATTAAACAAAGCAATATCATGAAGGTAATTGGTGTAGATCCTGCAATAAGGGAAAATGGTCAAGCGATTTGTATATTAGATACAATGACAAAAAAATTAGAGTTTATGAAATTTAAACAGTTTGTTGACTTTTTAAACTACATAATGAACATTGATACAAATCAAGACTACTACTTTATTATTGAGGACTCATCTATGCAAAACATTACTTTTATAAAAGGCTATAATAACAATGTTCAGAGTTCAATTTCAAGAAGAGTTGGCATGAACCAAGCGGCATCAACCATTACAAAACAATGGATTGAGGTAAATAACTACAAACATATTTGCGTTAGTCCCTTGCAAAAAGGTGCAAAATGGAATAAGCAATATATGTTAGCAGTTCTTAAAGGAGAAAATTATATTACGGACATTCCTGCAATCAAAATAACCCAGGATATGATTGACGCATTTACCCTTGTTTTTAAATTTAAACCAAAATCAATATGAAGACTAAAAAAACAGATTATTTAAAGTTGGCTATCATGACAGATAAGCCTGTTAATTTTAATCTACAAGTTCCATCTTTTAATGCTCTTGTAACATTTTACAGTAAGCCGATGGGTTCAAATTTAGGTGAACCATATAAAAATATGGAATCTAAAAGAATTGCATCTATATTGGCAAAAGCAATAATTAGCAAAAAACTTGAACCAAGCATGGAAGGTAAAGCAATAGATATGATTAAAAGGATAGGATACTAAAATACTTTTTAATTGCATTAAAGTGAGCATTGGCAATTTTATGTTGACTTTCCTTATTAAACATTTTCATTGCATCGTTCCTGTCCGTAAAGAAACCATTCTCGGTTAATACGGCAGGAACTTTTACATTACAAACCATGTGGAATTTAGCTTCTTTGTCAACATCACCATCAGTAATGTCTGGTCGCATTCTAAACAAGTTAGTATTTTTTACCTCATCATACATTAATGTGGCTAAAGTATCTGCTTGTGTTTGACCTGGACTTGTAAATACTTCCCAACCATTTGCACCTTTAGGTCCTGCATTGCCATGAACCGAAACAAGTATTGCAGCATCATAATCCTTAAACGAATTAGCTTTGCTTGATCTTAGTTTTAAAGGTGTATCATCTATTTCGTTATAAAGTTTTAAAGTATTAAAACCTTCTGTATTTAACATTACGTCTAATAGATCTACAATATCTCTATTGAATACACCCTCAAAAAACCACCCATAACCATGGAATAGTTGGTGAGATGTATGCTGAAAGCATTTACTTGGGTAAGTTGTATACCTATGCGGTATGTCAAATTTCTTTCCCAATCCACCATGACCGGCATCTAAAAAAATAGTAAATCTGTTCTTTTCCATATTTTATATTTTGAAGGGCGATGTAAATCAATACACCGCCCTGTAAACGCATAAGGTAGCGATTCTCTGCGCCTATAATTTAAAGCCTATTAATGCAAATGCTGCACTAATCAAACCTAACTTTGCAGGTAATTTTACTTCAATTTCCTTGCCTGCACATTCTCTGGATGTCTCCTTGATTTTATCCCAAATGATTTGAGCAAGTTGGACATATTCACGCCATGTGAATTTTACCTTGTTGCCTTCAAGATGAACATTTATCTCTGAAGCTAACTCCGCAAAGTTCATTGAATAACAAGCCACGTCGCCCATTGGTGACTTTATTCCATCTGCATTTTTAAGGGCATCTTTTAAATTAGTTTGCATATTATTTGTTTTTAACGTCTGAAAAATCTAAGAATAATTGTACCAATATTTGTTCCAGTTATGGACTTTATATTTTCCGAAATACTAAACAATTCCGTGGCTGCAATGATAAAGCTTACAGAATAGGTGATTTGCGATGGCAGTTGAAAAGTTATACTTGCCCCGTGAAAAATCATTATACCGCAGAAATAGGTTAGTATCTTTTGCGATGTGCGATAAAGCCCTTTGCTCGTTATCGGCTCTCCCCTTTTCCTTGCCGCCATGATTCCCGTGACCGTGTCTGCAAAAACTACAAAGATTGTAAAAATCAAAAAATGTTTGATGGGTAGGAAAAACGAGAATATAACTCCGCAGCAAATGGAATAGGCAATGCCATCGTAGCCAAGTTTAAAAATGTTGTAAATAACTGCTTTCATTATTCCATTTTTATTAACCTCACATCACCATCAACCGTTGCAAATTTGCCATCCGCAAACTTGTATAAATCATACCTTATGCCATTAAATGTAAAGGTAATTTGATTTGTAAATGTGCTTAGTAAAAGATTGCTTGAAATTGTGTAAACCTTGCCATTGTCTGGATTAAAGATTAAACGCTTGTTGCTGTTTAATTGAATTAAACCATCAATGATTTCACCGTTAAAATTTAACTTCCAATTACCGATAAACTTTGCCGTGTCTCTTTGTGCCGTTGTAAAATAAACAGGCTTGCCACTTATTTGAACGTGCAAATCATTGTAGTAATTAATTCTTTGCACTGACTTAGCCTTTGTAATAATAGGCTTTGCATGAATGGCTAATGTGTTACTTTGCCTTTCAGCATCGGTAACAAGGCTTTGAATGGCAGTTGCACTATCGCCTAATATTTGCTTTGAGCCTGTAACAGTTGAATCCGACAAAGTAGTTTGCTGAATAATGTAGTAAGTGTTGCCTTGCTTTTGAATGTAAACAGTGTCTTTGACAACGTCTTGCGCAAAGGAAAAGAAGGGAAGGAATAAAAATAGGTATCTCATTTTATTTATTTTCGAGGTTAATAATTCTTTGTTCAAGGGCTTTGATAAGGGCTTGTTGTTCCTGTATGGCTTTGGTGAGGATGGGAATTAAAGATTCATAACGAAATAATAAATC